GCCATGGCGTGGCTCATAGCCGACCGTGAATGCACGCGTCATGTGGCAGAGCGCGTTTGTGCCGAGGCCGTCAACCTGTTCTATGCCACCGACCACGTGCGTCAGGAGGCATGGCGCAACCTGCTGTTCGAGAAGCTGCTGGCGGTGATGCGCGACTGGGAGCATACCAACATCAGGTTTGATGAGGAGACCGGCGAACGTATCTGCAATGCCCGCGCCAAGGATTATGAGGCATACGTAAAGATTGTGAAGCAGGCTGCAGCCCTGAAGCACCTCTCCGAGAGAGATGAACAGCCACCAGTGAACAGCCACCAGCTGCAGATTAACATCTATGGTACCAACGCCCAGGATATCGGGCTGCCTGCCACTGACCGCCGTGCCATCCTGCAGGCCGACTATTTCCGCCAGCTTCCAGCCAAACACCAGCAGCGTCTGGAGATGGAATTAGGACTGAAGCCTCTGAACGTAGAAGAAATGCTCGACAATTCCATTAACCTTGCCAATGAAGTTACAGGAAAACAGTGACATACAGCGACGCTACATCAACCAGTATGCCATGGTGGCAGCACTCTGCATGCCGCAGAACTTCATCGGCATCCTGGGACGTGCAGCCGCCAAGACCACCCAGTTCCAGGCCATGCGCATACAGCAGGCGGTGCAGGAGTGTCCGGGCGCACCGTTTGTGTGGGTGTGCGACACCTACTCGAACCTACATAAGAATGTCATCCCCTCAGTACTCGAAGGACTCCGGCTCTTAGGCTGGGAAAAAGACCGCGACTTTGTCATCGACCGCCTGCCGCCAGTGGAATGGCAACGGCAGATGTACAACGTGATGGACAAGTACAAGCAGGTGATGACCTTCTGGAACGGGTTTACATTTACTTTTGTCAGTCTCGACCGTCCATCTATCGGTGCCGGACGTTCCTACGTGGGCCTGTTCGGCGACGAAGTGAAGTACTGGCCAGAAGAGAAGTTCACCAACATACGCAAGGCCGTGCGCGGCTATAGGGCACGCTATGGCGATTCCCCATGGTACCGTTCGCTCTCGCTCACCTCCGACATGCCCAACCCCAACCACCACGGAGAATATACATGGGTAATGAGGCTGGCAAAGCTCATGGACAAGGAACGTGTTCAGCTGCTGCTGCAGACCGGGCAGGTGCTGAACGAAGCACGCCGTCGTTACGCCTCCACCCTGCAGCAAGACGACAGGAAGTCACAGGAACTGGCTCACCGCAACATGCTTCGGTGGCAAGAGCGGTGGCAGGAACTGCGCCGGGGTACCACCCTGTTCATGGTGGCCAGCACACTGATCAATGCCGATGTTCTGGGAGAGGAATTCTTCCAAGAGGAGCTGCAGGCCGGACTGGAGGGCATCGACACCAACCTGCTCTCCATCCCACAGAAGCTTACTGCCGACCAGAAGTTCTATCCCACCCTCAGCGCCCGGGACTTCTACCACGACGGCATTCGCAACGAAGTGCTGGAGCGCCACGACTACGGCTGGGAACAAGACTGCACCGTGCTGCGCCACCTGGACCCCAGCCGCCCCATCGACGGAGGCATGGATGACGGCAATATGAAGTCGCTGCTCATTGGTCAGCAGACCGGACACGAATACCGCGTGATGAAAGAGCTCTACACACTGCCCCCCGACAACGAGCGCCAGCTGGCAGACAAGTTCATCCTCTATTTCGCACCCCACCGTACCAAGCTGCTCCGGCTGTACTACGACCGCGCCATGAACAACTACCGGCGCGTGGGCACTTCGGCCATCCAGCGCATCAAGGCTGCCATAGAGACCCGTGCCGACGGTAGCCGAAGCGGATGGCGCGTACAGCTGATGTCGGTGGGACAGGGCAATATCTATTCAAACACTGAATACCAGTTCTTCTCAGCACTCTTTGCCCGTGACCTGCAGACGCGTCTCTTCTCACTAATGATTGATGCCCAGAACTGCCCCAACCTGAAAGCAGAAATGGAGGCAGCACCCGTGCGTGTGGTTGAAGACAAGAGAACCGGGCGTAAGGACATCCGCAAGGACAAACGAGGAGAAAGGCTGCCTACCCACCGCCTGCCTCAGGAGAGTACCAACCTGACAGACGCACTGAAATACCTCATCATGCGCCGACAGTGGGTGAACATCTGGCAGAACATCGGGCGCAGTGCAACGATAGATCCCAAGTGATTTTTCATTCGTTTTTTGCCATTTTTGCCTCGAAAACAGCCTGATATAAGCGTTTTTCTACCGATTTTGCCACATAAAATTTGTTAAAACGGGCATTTTTTGACCTATTTTTTAACGGCCGAATCTCCGAAAAGCCCATAAACAGGGCTTTTTTAAGGTGATTTATTTATTTTTGTTTTAGTTGACGCACGCTTGATTCCGGCCCGCACTGAATTCGGCTTGCAATTGCAATTGCCCTGGCAGCTCGGAAATGTGACGGAAAGCCGCCCGTCCGCCTGCGGGCGCACTCATAGCTCCACCTTTTAAGATGGGGCTTTTTGTATGTCCTTTCCCATGCACATTATTATATGTATCTTCGCTGTCAGTTATGAAACAGGAAACCATCAGAAACGGAAAGATCATCGACCGGGTAGGCAGGTTCTCCATGGTCGATACAGCCGTGGGCACATACGCCGTGGCCATGAGCGGAAGAACCGACGAACAGTGGATGAGCACCTTCTTCAACATGGGGAGGCGGTCGTGGGACAAAGATCCGCAGAGCGTGGGCGGTGTGAACGTGGTGCCGTGGGGACCCGACGACCAGATGCCACGAATGGTGCGCGACCTGCTGGAGAAGAACAATATCGGTCCCGGTATCCTGGCACGGAAGCTGGGTCTGATCTACGGGCAAGGCGTGCAGCTCTACCGCACACAGGTCACGGGCAACGAGGTGCAGCGTGAATGGGTACAGGATACTGAAGTACAGGCATGGCTCAATACATGGAACTATCAGCAGTATGTGCGCGAGGCACTGACAGAATACCTGCACATGGGCGGCCACTTCACCAAATACCAGTGCGGCAAGGCAGTGCGCATAGGCCGCGCATGGATTCACTCCCTCTCATGCCTACCATCGGCAGACTGCCGTCTGGTGTGGCCCGACCTGAAGCAGACCCCCACCCTCGATGATGTGAGGGAAGTGCTGGTGGGTGATATGGAACGCTGGCGACAGCTGCAGCTGTTCCCCGTGTTCGACAAATGGCACCCCACCCGCAGTGAGGCTGCCGTGGGTTATCACTCACTGCGTTCTTTCGGGCGCAACCTCTATGCCATCAGCTCGTTCCATGGAAGCATTCCATGGATGCAGGATGCTAACGACATTGCCGAGATTGTGCGAGCACTGAACGACAATATCATTGCTGCCGCCTATATCGTACACGAACCGCAGGCCTACTGGCAGGAAAAACGCATGGCCATAGAGATGGATCATCCGGAATGGACTGATGCCCAGGTAGCCAAAAAACTGGACGAATTGCGTGACCAGATTACGCGCCAGATAGCCGACGTGATGGCTGGCAAACAAAATGCCGGCAAGTTTTTCACTTGTGTGGATTTTGTGGATGACCAGGGCAACCAGCAGGAATGGAAGATTGAACCCATCGAACTGAACCTTGACAAGTACATCCAGGCACAGAAGGATATCTCACGCATGGCCGACTCTGCCACCACCAGTGCCATGGGACTGTCGCCTGCATTGTCGAACATCATCATCGACGGTAAGAGCGACTCAGGCTCGCAGATGCTCTATGCCCTGAAGATTTTCTACGGTGCCGACACCACCATTCCCGAACAGGTAGTGCTGGAAGCACTGAACGATGCGCTGCATATCAACTTCCCCGGAAAAAGCGACCTCCAGCTGGGCTTCTACCACAAGACCATCCAGAAGGAGGACAACGTCTCGGCCGGTGACCGCATGACAAACCAGCAGTAGGTTACAAAAAACAGAGAAAGAGGACAGACTATGAAGAAATCAAGATACATCGAACTGCCCGACACATGGGACGAGCTGACTGAGGCCGACTGGCGCGAGCTGCTGAAGATCAGGCAGCACATCGTCGCCCATGGAGGGCGCTACTCCTATCTGGACGTAACCACCGAGACGGCACGCATCATGCTGAAAAACCGTGGTATCAGCTGCCAGCCGGGCAACCAGCAGTATGTGCTGCTGGTGGGGCAGTTGGCCAAGTCGTTAGGGTGGTTGTGGCATGCCGACGACAACACACTGTCGCTGGTATATAAGGACACACGAAATCTGCTGCCGCACATCAGGGAGTGGACAGGGCCTGCCAGCCACGGTGCCGACCTGATGTTCGGAGAGTTCAGAACTGCCGTGGCTCTGATCAAGGACTATGAGCGCACCCCCAATGAAACCATCCTGCAGGCACTGGCAGGGCTGCTCTACCGTCCGGCAGCCACACCCGAGCAGCAGCACGGCACCGGGCTGCGCCGCCAGCCATGGAACTGGGACCCCATGGAGAAGAACTTCGAGCGCGGCCGGCAGATGAAGCCCTGGCAGACGTGGGGCGTGTATGCCTGGTTTGCCTGGTTCTGTGAATACCTCACCACCGGCACCTTCATCATCGAGGGCGAGGAAATGTGCTTTGCACCCCTCTTCAGCAAGTCATCGGGCAGCAGCCGAAAAGGTCCCGGCGGTATGACCGCCATTGCACTGACACTGGCGGAAAGCCACGTGTTCGGCACGGTGAAGGAAGTGGAAGACACGCCGCTGCTGACCGTGATGCAGAAGCTGCTGGCAGACTATTATATGTTGGAAAAGCTGAAAAAGGAAAGAATATGATTGTTACTACATCACAACAACTGCGTGTACTGACAGGCTCATTCTATGCCAATGCCGACTTCGGGCGCATTGAGCGGTTTGTAGAGTCGGCACAATATGAGATAACACGCATCATCGGCCGTGAGACAATGGATTGGCTTGAAGGTAAAGGATACGAATCGGAGGCTGCCACGGCATGTT